AGGCCCGACAGCGGGTTGCTGAGGCGGCTCCACGTCCTTGTGGTGGGGTTGAACGCGTTGAGGTAGTGGGCCCCGTTGCCGCTGCTCCCGTTGCGGTACGAGAACCAGAAGTCACCGTTGGGCCGGGTCAGGAACTGCGGGTAGGTCGCCGAGTCCTCCTCGGTCCCCACCATCGCACCGACCTCCCACGCCGTGATGTCGCCCGGATCGGTCGACACGACGTAGCGGAGGGTGTCGTCGTGCATGTTCCCCGCGACGTGGATGCGCCCGTTGGGATCGACACCGATCGAGTAGCTGTTGTGCAGATCGTCCTCGGTCGGTGTCGCCAGCGGGTTGCCGGCGATCGTGGACAGGTCGAAGGACTCCCAAGAGGTCGAAGGGGGGGTCCGCTTCCCGACGTATGGGGCGGCGGCCGGCCCAACCCATGCCGCGTACTGCACACCATCGACGGTCGTCACGGCGTCGCGCGTGCACGGGATGCCGTTCTGGGCCTTGATGTTGTAGAGGGTGGTTGGTAGGGGCGCCTCGCTGACAGCGGACGCCCCTAGGAAGGGGAACGGCGAAGCACGATGTCTGGGAAGGCCGTCGTGATCTCAGTCGGCGTGGCCGTGGACGGCAGTGCCGTGCCCGCGCTGACGGTCTCTCGGTACACGTAGCCGAGCCCGTCCGTAAGGGCGAGGCGCCCGACCGGGGAGCCACCGGAGGTGATGAAGCTCAGCGACGCCCCCACGTCGCAGCGGAACGCCAGCCACTTCCACGCTCCGAGGCTGTCGTAGTCGATAGCGCCCTCCACCCCAGCGATGGACGCCGAGGACAGCAGCGCCCCCGTGAGGTCCGTTTCCTTCGCACCGGGGGCACCGTTGTCGTCGGCGTAGATCCCCAGGTTGATCGACCCCGCCACGCCCGACGTGACGTTGACGCCGATCTTGTCCCAGTTCCCAGCCGGGATGAACTGGGGGAAGTAGTAGATCTTCCCTGCGTTCACCGCGGTGCTGGATCGGGTGGCACCTACTGGAGCCAGATAGTCGCCGGGCCCGACCGGGATCGGCCGGGCATACGTGCCAGGAGCAGTCGTGTCGATGAACGTCGCCAGCGCAGCCGCGTCGGTCTCCGCGTCCGACTGCAACTCGGCTAGCGCACCCTCAACGTCCGTGGCGGTGAAGTCACCCGCGGTGTCGAGGATCGAGATGGCCGACGCGTCATGAGCGTCGGCGGTGTCTGCGATGTGCGCGGCGAGATCCGCAGCAGTTGTTGCGTCTGTCAACGTCACTGCGACATCGAGAGAGTCGATGATCACCGCAGCGGTCGTAGACGTCTGTGCTGATCCGTCAGTCCGAGCCGACCACGTCCCGACGAGCGCGTCGTTCCCGCCCGTCAACGTCAACACGAACTGCGCCGGAGACGTCGCCGCGAGGGTGATCGCCGCCGACGCGACAACGGTGAGGACGTCGCCGTTCTCCGACACCGACAACGCCACCCCACCCAGGGTCGCGGTGAAGGCGCGGGAAGACAGCCACCCTGCCGGTCCTGTCAGGTTGACCGTGAACGAATCGTCAGGTCGGAACGTCGCGTCGAGTCTCCCCGGACGACCATCGAGTGAGACCATCAGGCGGGCGTGACCTTCGACCGGAGGAACAGACCCAGGACCGCTTCGAGCGCAGCGACCGACGCAACGAGCTGCACGTCAGTCAGGTGCAGACCGAAAGCGATCGCGGCGACAAGCACGAGGCGGACGGCCCCGACGATGACAGTCGGTTCGGTGTTCATGAGGTTTCCTCCAGGTGGGCGAGCATCAGGTTCCGGTAGGCGATCGACTGCGGTTCGACGTAACCGACCGCAGAGGTCATTGGCTTGCCGCAGCAGAAGCAGCAGGGGGCGAACCGCTCGTTGACGAGGACCTCGCACGACTTACAAACGAAGCGACTCGAGCGCGGTCACGATCGCTTCCTCCACCTCGTCTGACCATCCCGCGGTGTGACGCATCGGGGTCTGCCAGAACGACTGGTGGAGGATCTCGTGCAACAGCGTGGACCGAAGGTTCGATCCGCACTGGTCGGTGCGGACACGGATGACGTTCGTGATCCGGTTCGCGTCGCCGATCTTCCCGCGGTCCTTCGGGAACTTGTCGACCCACTGGACCGGGTACTCGTGGGGGCCGAGAACGACGCGCTTAGGGGGAGGCAATGGAGTCGACCGCCTTCTTCGCCAGTCGCGCTCCGGCGAACGTCAACAGGTCGCCCGGGACGGTGTCACAGAGATGTGCCGAGAGGGCACGGACGATCCGCCGGGAGTGGGCGTTCCCTCGCACGACCTCGGACACGGGCTTGTGGCCACGTCGGATCAGCCACACGTCAGCGGCCAGCACGTAGCCAACCGCGGAGACCGCAACCCACTCACCCGGTTCGAGGCGCCGCACGTCATTCGTCCGTTGCCCGCTGGCGTTCGCCGAGCGTCACCGCCACGAACGCCTGCTCCGAACGGACCTCACGTACTTCCCCGCGGATCGCGTCTTGTTCCGCCCGGATGTCGACCAGCTCCGAACGGATCTCCGTCAAGTTCGCTGCGATCTTCGCGACGTCCGCTGCGGTCGTGTCGACAACCTCAGAGATCCGGGGGGCGCTCTTCGGCTTGCAGTTGACCGCTTCGTTCGCTTCCTTCGCGTGCCGTCGGGTCGACCACAGCAACGGGGCGATGATTCCTGTCTGGCCGATCAGAGCGACCAGGATCAGGGCGAGCGCGTCGTTCATGCCGCCTGTCGCCTCGCGGACTCGTCGTTGACGGCCTTCGCTACCCGGGCAAGTCCACTCATGCCGCGTTCACTCGGTGCTGAACGACGTCGACCTGGCGCTGGTTCGCGATCTTCGCGACGTACACGGCACGGAACGCCCCAACCTCCTCGTCGGTGAGCTTGTCGAACACCCGGCCGTCAGGGAGGACAAAGCCGTCCTGCTTGGACGCGTCGCCGTCGTCCACGATCTCGATGAAGTAAGGCTGCATGTCGTCGTCCTCTGGTAGGGGTGGAGGGACAGGGATGGGGCGGAGGGGGGACCGGTCCCAAGCGGCGGAGAGGGCCGTGAACGCGGCGCCGGGGCACCGCTTGACCTTGAACGCGTTGTGCGGCAAGACCCGGTCGTCGCAGCGGCCGGTCGACCGGCCCTCCTCGATGACGGCACGCACCCCTTCGATCATCTCGGGGGTGGGTTCCTCATCGACTGGCTTCCCGTTGACTTCGGACCAGCCGAGGAACGCGAGGACCGTGTACCAGTTGCTGTCGGAGCCGTCGTTCGATCCGACGACGTCGGCACCGTTGGCGAACTGCGGGCGGTCCCACCCGCGTCCCTCGAACCTGATGCCGTGCGGGCAGACTCCGAAGCTGTAGGCGATGTCCGACCATCCGTTGTGGTTGACATGCCAGTCTCGGACGCTGGCCCAGTAGGAGACGCAGCGGGAGTGGGGCTTGCCGATGCACTGGGCCGGCGGGCCGTTGTGGTGGACTACGAAGCCGTACCGTGCCATCGAACCTCCTGTAGCATCCGCCGCGTGAGGACGGTCAACGATGAGCAGCGGAACTGCCACCCGCTCGACATCTGCGGCTAGCGAGTACGGAAGATGGCGTACATCTCAGACAGGGTCGCGTTGAGGTCGCCACCGGAGGACTGCCACACGGACGGCTCGACGTAGTCGCCGGCCGCCAGGACCAACGTCCGTGACCCCGAGATCGCCGTCGAGTTCGACGCCGTACCGGTCCGAATGTCGACCACGTAATCGGTCGTGCCGTTGACGGTGAACGCGAGGGCCCGGTTACCCGTTGCGCTCGCTGCCCATGACAACACCACCCCGACCTCGTAGCGGCCAGCGGTTTGGATCGTGATCCGTGAGTTGTTCGTCACGGTCGAATGCATCGAGTCGTTGTCGTAGTTCTCCGAGTTCGCGGAGAGGGCCGACAGCGACGTGCCCGTGGTCTTCGTCTGGGTGGTGTTGTGGTAGACGGAACACGCGGGGGGGTCGATCAGTGCCTCGAGGTCGTCACGGACGGTGTCGCACCACGCTGCGGTGAGGACGTCACCCGGATCGGTGGTCAAAATCGTCGCAGGGTCCACGTAAGACACGGATCAGCACCCCTCTGCGTTCTTGAACCGCTCACGAGCCGCGGTGAGGTCTTCGACACACGCCCACGCGATCGCTTGCGTCAGGACGGCCCTGTCGGTGAGGGCATCGAACTCGGGGAACTCTCCGGGCTGGACGCGTCGCACGCCCTTGGCTTGGATCACCCTGGCGACCAGCGCCCGCTCGCGGAGGAGGCGGCCGAACTCGGCCTTCGTTTCAGCGAGAGCCTTCTTGGCGTCCTGCACTGCTTGGACGTTGAGGTCCCACTGGTCGACTGTCGGCACGAGGGCTCCCTCTGTGGGTACGGTGATGGGCATGTGGCCCTACTGGGCGATCCGGGTGGCAACGACGGCAGCGTTCGTCGCGTGTGGCGCTGCGAGCACCTGGGCGTTCCTCCGGGCCCCGTCGACGTGGACGGTCGGGGTCGTCTTGGGCGTGTGGGCGACGTGGCGATTCGGCGTGAGCCGGTGGCTCGACGAACTGCGGACGCTCGGCTAGTAGGCGAGGATGTCGGGGCCGTCGAGTTCCGACGTGTCGAGGATGAACAACGACGCCGTGTCTTCCGGGACCGGTGAGACGTACGCCTCCCACCACCACTCGCCGCCGCCGACGTCGTTACGGATTCCGTCGATCTGGAAGGCCAGCGAGATCGCCGATCCGACCCCTTGGGGGGTGCGTACACACGTCACGCGGTGACCGAGGTCCAGTCCGAGCACGGTGGCCTGGTCGGCGGCGGAGTAGCGGTGGAGCGGGACGCGGATCTTCGGGACCCTCGGAAGCGGAGTTCCCCTGGTGGCGACTGTCCACTCTGCGAGAGCCCGAACCTCGGCATCGGTTCGCTGGAGGAGGTTGGCCTGCTGCTTCTCGGCTTCGCCGTAGATCCCCACTGAGGTCGCATCCGTAGCGACCTGTTCGACCCCGTCGCGTCGCGTGAACCGGGCGACGTTCACCAGGAGCTCGTCGTCGAGGTCGAGGTCGAACTCTGCGTACCCGGTCGACGAAGCAGCCGCGTCGGTGAACGTGAACTGCGACACCGTCGCGAGGGTGTCGAGGTAGCGCCAGTACCGGTCGAGGAACCGGAGCGTCCCGTCTGCCGTCAGGAACAGCAGACCGTCCTCTGACGCCGTGACCAGACGGAGGTAGGCGAGGGCGGCGTCACCGGGCTTGAACGTCGCCGGGCCGAGGGACGTGTAACCGACCTCAAGATCTCGGAGGTTCGTGGGCCAGCCGAGTTCGTCGAGAACCCATCCGATGCGCTGGTCGGCCGTTTGGTTGTCGAGTGGGGCCAAGGCGGCCGCCGAGTGGTCGGCTATGCGCGTAGTCCCGATGTCTGTGTCGAACAGTGCCACATGGGCGAAGAACCCTTCGTAGCCGCCGAAGGGTGGCCGGCTACCGACCCACGTCCCGGCGATCTGGGCGAAGAACGTAAACGACGGGTCAGACGACGTCACGAGAACGCCGTCGAAGAACAGCCCGTGTTCCGAGGCGGTACGGCGGTAGCAAATGTGGTGCAACTCGCCGTCGTCGAACGTCAGCCCTGACGCCAGCTTGCCAGTCGACCCGGCGAACTTCGCCCCCCCGACAAGGTTCGTCCCGCTGATGCCAAAGAACGTGTCGTCACCGGGGTTGCCTTGCCCCATTCGGAGAACGAGCCCCGTCGGGGTCACATCGCCCTGCTTGGCGATGACCGCTTCGACCACGATCGGCAGAGCGCCGACGTACGCGGCCTGGTCGGTCGTCAACCCGTACCACTCATCGGCCACCGGAAGGGACAGCCCCACCGTCGAAGTCGTCCCTCCGGCCGAGGACGACAACGACGTGGTTCCGGCCACGTATTCGCCGTCGAGCCTGTTGCCCGACCGGTCGACCATGGAACTGCCGGACGTCTCGTCGAGGGGCCAGTACGCAACCGGGGAGTCCGCCAAGATCTCGGCCTCGAGAACGGACCGGGGGATCTTCGCTCGTGAGAGCTTGTCGAACCCGTCGTATGCCTCTACTGGTACCCATGAGAACGTGTTGCCAAGGTCGTACCGCTGCGGCCACTTCGCCACGGTCCCCAACCACACGGCTTTCGACGCGCCCCCTGCTGGGGTTGCGGTGATTCGGATCGGGACACCCGGAAGGAGATCCCCGTAGTAGGTCCCGGCCGTGTAGGTCGGATCGAACAGGCGGTCAGCGTTCTTGAACGCCAGATCACAGCGACCAGCGTCGACTCGACCTCGGGCCGATGACGCCCCGCGAGTGGCCTGGATGCGGTCGCGCTTCTGGAGCACGTACTGCGTGACGTCAGTCCACGTCCTCGATGCCGGTTCGGTCTGCCAGGTTGAACCAAAGGCGAGCTCGACCTTGATGACCGGAGCGGTCACGCCGCGATCCCGCGGCGCTCAGCGGAGACCTTGCCGTCGGCGTAGAGCCTTGCGATCTCGCGGTCCCCGACCTGGATGACGATCGTGTCGCCACCTCCGCTACCGCCGCGCTTCGCCTGGCCTGCGGTGAGGACCATCTCTCCGCCGTGGGCGATGATCGGGACAGGCTGGTGGAGTGAACCGGGAACCCGGCCGCCCTGTGCCTTGCGGACCTGCGGCGACGACTGGGCCCGGGCCTTCGCGACCGCCTCATCCAAACCGCGCGTGCCGGTGAGGCTCATGTTTGGCAGGCGAGCCAACGCATCAACCAGCCGGCCCACTGCCGCTGCGGCGTCGAGAGCGAACCCGGCAATCGACTTGATGACGCCCACGGCGCCGCCCGCGAACTGGGTGAACATGATCGCTGCGACAGCGGCCTGGTTCACTCCGTCGCGGAACCAGCCCCAGTTGTCATACGCCCACTTGAGGGCGACGGCGATGGCGCCGATGACAACGATGATCGCCACGATCGGCCACGTCGCCGCGAGCGTGGCCGCAGCAGCCATCCCCGCGGAGATAGCCCACGACACGAACCCGGCAGCGATCACGGCGAGGACGCCGACCATCGCTTCCTTGTGGTCCGCTAGCCACGTCGCGAGCTTGATCAGGTTCGGAAGGACGTAGTCGGTGATCACGTCGGAGATCTCCTCGAAGATCCGCACCGCTACCTCGCCCAGCGTCGAGAAGAACCCGATGACGGTTTCGCCGTTGCGGTCCCACCAGTCCGAGATCCCCTGGAGTGCGTTGTCCACGAGCCCCTGGATCGTCGGGATCAGATGGTCCCGGAAGAAGTCACGGACCGCGAAGAAGGCGTCACGGATCTTGAACGCGAACTCTTCAATCCGGGTTCCCTCGTCCTCCGACATCCCCGTCCGCAGCGCGTTGCCGAACTCTTGGATCGTGTCGATGATCGGACGGAGGAACGACGAGAACGCGTCGATCGCCCGCGGCAGAACGCGCCCCAGCCACGTCGCCACCGACGAGAACACCGGCAACAGCTTCTCGCCGAGCTGCTCCTGGAGGTTCCCCCAGATCACCGCCAGCTTCTCGCCCGCCGTCGCCTGCGCCGCAGCCGAACCACCGAACTGGCGCTCGAGCTCCGACAGCATGATCTTCTGGGCGCCGGCCGCGTCACCGACGGCGACCATCGCCTTGATCTGGTCTTCCTGCTGCTTCGTGAACTGGATGCCCGAACGCCGCAACGCAGTCAAACCACGGACGGGATCGTTGAGGGCCTTGCCGACCATCATCGACGCCGACGTCATGTCGGTCCCGAGAGCGACACTCATGTCGAGGGCGGCGGCGGTGGCCCGGTCGAAGATCTGGTTCGCCTTGCCGACGCCGTTGCGGATCTGCCCGAACGTCAACAGCAGGTTCGACCCCGATTGGATCAGCTCGTCATCGACCCCGGACTGCATCGACAGCTTCGTGGAGAGGTCAGCGACCTGCTTCGACGTGACACCAGCGGCGGTGCCCATCGACTTGAGAACGGCTTCGGTCTGAGCAGTGACCTTCTGCGACTCGGTCGCCGCGTCGATGAGGGACTTCCCGACCGCCACTGCACCGACCGCCACCGCGCCTAGCCCGATGGAGATGTTGCGACCCATCCGCGCGGCGCTGCTGCCGAGGCTATTGAACCGCCCCGACATCCCGGAGAGGCCGCGCTCAACCTTGTTGACCGCCTGGGTGAAGTCTCGGGCGTCGCCGAGGATGGCGACCTTGATGTCTTTCGCCAACAGGTCACCCCTTCGACTTGCGCTTCGATTCCTTCTCGATGTGCTCGTCGACCATCAGGACGGTCGTGAACATCAGGGGTGACCAGTCGAGGATCGCCTCAGGGTCGAACCCGTACTTGAGGGCCAGGGACGCGACGAGCCAGTGCTGGCTCCCTGGCCCTAGCCGTTTCCCTCGGGGTCCTCGTCCTCGTCGCCCTCGACGTCGGCACCGTCCATGAACCCTTGGAGGGTCGCCGGGAGGGTCACGCCTTCGGGGAGATTCCCCGCCCGTTCCATGCGCTGTAGCGCAGAGAAGGCCACGGCCCACATCGCACCGATCGCCTTACCTTCGGTGAAGTCGTGACCGGCAGCCTCAGCGCCGAGCATGTCGCGCTGCTTCGGTTCGACTCGGACCTCCGTCCCGTCGTCGAACGTGACGGTCATCGGGGGGATCTTTGCCATGGGTTGCCTCCTGAGCAGGGGTTACAGATCGACATCTGGAGCGCGAAAGGCGGCGGTGACGCCGTCGCGCAGCACGCTCTCCACCTCGGACGCCTTGTCCTCGATGGCTGCGTAGATGAACCGGCCACCGCTCGGCCCCGGTCCTGTTCCGGCCCACGGCCCAACCGACCGTGGATTGCCTCGTCTGGGGTTGCGCGACCCGAAGTCGAGCCAGCCGTAGTAGGGGACGTTCTTGCGGCCGCCCAGAACGAACGCCTGGACTGACCCGCCCTGCCAGCTCGAGCCGGAGCGGACCGAGTTGGCCGCCTTGCCGGATCGGCGAGGCACGCGGCCCTTTGCCTCGGCGGCCACCACGTCGGCGGCCTTCTTGAAGGCGAGCCGAACCTCTTTGCGCTTCGCCGGGTCCTTGATCTGGCGCAGGGATGAGCGCAACTCGCGCAAGCCCTGGACCTGGACCCGGGGAGCTACCACGTTGCGTTCGTCACGGCCCCGTCGACCTGGAGGCTGGCGGAGAACTCGCCGCGGCCGGCGACACCAGTGGAGATCTCGAAGCTGGCGACGAGAACCTCGACGGTCTGCTTCGGGGCGGAAGCGACGGAGCCGAGGGCACCGAACACGAGGGTGAACCCGGCCGTACCCGCAGCCTGCGCGGCGAGCATCCCCGTGACCTGCGTGTACAGGGCAGTGTCGAGGGGACCCGACAGGGACACCGAGTCGCCACCGGTCAGACCGGGGATGAACCGCTTCACGGCGGACCCGAACGTGGTGGTGTCGAGCATCTCCACGGAGATCGGGAACGAGAAGTCGTCGCCGTACGGAGAGACGTTCGTGCCGACACCGTTGGCACCGTCGAGGAGGATGTAGGACTTGTAGCCAGGCTGGAAAGCCATCGTTGCTCCTTGCGCGACGAAGCCCCCTTGAGCGGAGGGGGCTTCGGTGGGTGGTTGGTTGGAGGGTTAGTTGCGGGAGAACGTCGCGTTGAAGGTCACAGAGCCCGTGCCGGTGACGTCCCAGGTGACACGGACGTACCGGCGGACGGTGCCTGCGATCGCGAGGCGCTGCGACGTGACGGCGGTGGCGGTGGTGAACGTGCCGATCGTGGCCCACGTCGAGTTGTTCGCAGAGTCCTCGATGGTGAACACGACCCCGGTGAACCCGGAGAACGCTGTGACGTGGAGGTGGGCAACCCCGCCAGCGGTGGTGGAGGCGACGGTCTGGTCGTGGCCGGTCCCTGATCCGTCGATCGTTTCGGCGGTCAGGTCGTGGAGGGACACGCCGTAGTCGGTGGTCCCGTCGGTCTGACCGGCGAGCGTGAACCCTGCGACCCCCGCTACCGGTGTGCCGATCTCGAACGATGAGCGGTAACCGTCCACCATCGTCACCGGAGAGCCCAGAGCGAGCCCCTGGGGGCCGTAGGTGACCGGCTGCTTGTCGGTCCACGCCGCGCTGTCGGTGTAGGTGTCAGCGTCGACGTAGCCGTCGAGCGAGAACGTCGAAGTGTTGAGACCGGGGATGAACCGCTTCACCCCATCGTCGGCGAACGTGGTGACGTCGAGCATCTCCACGGTGAACGCGTTGTTGGCGTCGTGGACCTTCGCCGACAGAGAGAAGTCGCCGTTGAGAACACGGGCCTTGTAACCGGGCTTTGCGGCCATTAGCTCTCCTGGTGGATGACGACTTGAAGGGGCCAGGTCACGCGGAGGAACGTCACTCCATCGAAGGGGATGGGCTCGGTGTCCGAACCGGGTCCGACCTCGCCGTAGTCGATGCCGTCAAGGGCGGCGAGGCGGGCGGAGTCCTCGATCTTTCGCTTCACGGACCGGGCGTGGAAGGGATCGCGGAGCTGATCGAATCGCTTCTGAGAGCTGCGTTCCGCGGCGAAGGTGTCGAAGATCGCCACCGTGAACGTGTACTCAACCGCGCCTGCCGCAGAGAACGTGACCTGCGTTGGGCCAGCGATGTCGATCATGGCGTGCGGCGGGTTGATCGTCGGCGTCAAGTAGGCGTCGGCCCTGAGGTCCGAGATCTCGTTCAGATCGGCGGCGATCGCCTCACGGATGTCGTCAAGCGTCGCGGTCACCCGATCGCCGGCTTTCGCAGCCGACCCAGCAGACCCGCCGCTACGGGGTCCATCGGCCGAGCACGCATCGCTGCCGAGTCGCCCAACTGCACGGCGCCGAACATCGCCTTCTTGGCGTGGTAGAGCTGCGCCGCCTGGATGACGCATGCCTTCTCGAGGTTGTCGGGGATCGACGGCCACCCGAACTTCGCCGTGACCTGCACCCCGGGCCGGCCGTTTGACGGGCGAGGGAAGGAGTAGTTGTCGGCGAGGTAGATCTGGGAGAACGCGTGGCCGTCGGCCGCAGCGTTGAGAGGCAGCAGGATGAAGTCGGTCGAGATGGTGAGAGTGGTTCCAAACGTGCCGTCGCCGTCTTCATCGATCTTCACGATCAGCCCGGTGGTCGTGCTGATCTCGGTCGATGGCCCGTCGTCGGGCTGGTCGAGTAGGTCCACGCACCTCGCGGACTCGGCGTAGAACGACCGCACTACGACCGCATCGTCCTGATAGAAGCGGCGGCCGCAGTGGTCGTCGATCTGGCGAGATGCCGACGTGATGGCGAGGGTCAACTGAGCGTCGTCGTCTCCGTCGGAGATCCCGACCTCGGCGGCGAGGGATTCGACTGTGCAGTACGAAGTCGTCACGCTGCCTCCTTCGGGATTTCGATGACACCCAAGCCCCAGCTATCGAGGTACTCGAACCATTCGAAGCCGTGCTTCTCCACGAACTCTCGGATCGCTGTCTTCACCGGGAACAGCGGCCGGGACGGCGAGCCTTCGGGCCGGCGGAGCTGCGTGTCGTGGCAGACGATCTTCCCGCCGGGCTTCACGAGATCGAGGTAGGTGTTGAGCTCGACGATCGTGTGGTCGTACAAGTGGGACGTGTCGAGGAACACGATGTCGGCGGGCTTCAACCGTTCCAGCACCTTCATGGAGAGGTCATCCCCCTGGATGAAGGTCCAGTGGGGGTAGTCGCCGATGTCGGGCTTCGGGTCGAGGTCGACGGACGTGAGGTGTCCGCGGCCTTCGAGGGCGTACAGCCAGGCGATGGTCGACACTCCGGTGCGGGTCCCGAGTTCGATGACGTGGGTGGCGTTGAGGTCTTGCACCATGTCGACGAACCGGGGGAGGTGGTTCTGGATGTCCGAGGGGGTTGCGCAGACCCGCCTGTAGTCGTCGGCGAGGGTCATGCCTGGTCCTCTCGGGGACGGAACCACGACTGCGGGCAGCGGCGCTCGTGGATGTACTTCGGCCAGGTGGAGTCGACGTCGACCGGTTCGAGCTTCGTGCCGTCCGTGTGGAACCCTTCGGTGAGGAACAGGTTCCCCTTGTCCAACACGTCGGTGACGTTCGGGATGACCTCGGGGTGACAGAAGGCGTTGACCTTCACCCGGGCCGCTTCGTCCCCACCGAGCCACGAGAAGTGCCAGCCGGCGTCGGGGATGGTCTGGCGTTCGGGGTTCTGGCGGCGGGTGTTCCGCATGTCCCCGAACGACTTGACGTCACGGACCCGGGCGGCGACGGTCCCTTCCCAGCCGGGCGGGTACAGCCAGTCCACGGCGAAGAAGTGCCCCCGTTGCAGCAGGGTCACCGTCCCTCGCGGGTTGACGTTGCGGGCGACGACGGACCGGACGATCTCGTCGACGTCGCCGTGGAGGATGATGTCGTCCGCCTGTGCGCCCAGCCGGTACAGCTCGGGCACCAGGTGTTCACGTTGGGCGATCTCCCGCCACCACGCATTCGGGAAGTCCTCCACCGAAGGGAGATCGGTGGCCCGGACGACCCGGAGCTTGTCCTTCCACGGATCGAACCGTTCGATCTGCTCGGACAGGTAGTACGGCTTCGGGTGTCCCTGGTGGTCGACGTCTGCTTCGACCGCTACGAAGTAGTCGACCGCGTCGTACATCTCCTCCAGCCGGCACTCGAGGAGTTCCATCTCGTTGAAGAACGGGAAGGTGTCGAACCTCACCGCCGGCCCCGATGGGTGCGCTGCTGTTCGACGAGAGCGCCACGGGTGAACCACAGTCGCTGGTCGTCCTCGGAAGACTCGACCGCCTTCGAGTAGGTGGGGTCAGCGAAGCGCAGGTCGTCCCTGCCGTCGTAGCCGGGGTGGTGGTGTTCGACCACGGAGGACAGGCACGGGGTGAACGTGTTGCGGGCCTGCGCCAGACCGATGATCTCCTTGTCGGTGAACCAGTGCCCGTAGCACTCGGGGGCCAGTGATCCCGGACCGTCCAGCGAAGCGCCGAAGGCGTCCACGTAGGCCCGTCTCACGAAGAAGTGGTCAGCGTGCTTCCCCAGGGCGACGTCCGGGTTTCGCACCCGACCGGGCAGGGAGTCGTTCGTGCCGATCACATCGAAGTCGGCGGCGAGCTTCGCTGCTTCCTGCAACCAGCCCGGATGGAACTCGACGTCATCGCCGCAGAGGAACACCCACGGGGCGGTGGTGTTGGCGAAGCCGAGGTTGACCTTCTCGGCGTAGGTCGTGTGCTTGGAGCGAGTGTTGAGCGTCCGGCCCGGGAACTCCATGGTGAGCATGTCGTCGTGGACCAGGAGCAGTGAGGCCGAGCCGTCGTTGGTCGCCTCGAACGAGTTGACCAGCCGCGCCATGTTCTCGGGGCGCATCGCCGGGACGATCACCGCGACCTCGAAGGGTTCGTCGCGCTTGAGGTCAGGCTTCGACGGCTCGGCGACCATCTGTTCGATCAGCGGCGCCCAGTGCTCGTCGAACACCCGGTCAGCGTCGTACTCCGCGGCCTTCGCGAGCGCCTTCACTTCGAGCTCGTCCAGGTCAGCGACGTACGCGGCTTCGAGGGCTTCGACGATCGAGTCGATGAACGGGATCAGGTAGAAGGCGTGCTGGGCGACGTCGTAGACCTGCTGGCCGCCGACCGTCCACCCAGCCCCGACCAGCTCGGGCTGGGCGGAGAACTCCGAGCAGATCACCGGGGTCCCGCACGCTTGCGCTTCGATCAGCGGAACGCAGAACCCTTCACCGTGCGACGGGGCGAGGAGGACATCGAACGCTGAGTAGGTGGCGGCCATCATCTCCGCCGACCAGCCCATCTGGTACGAGTACGTGTCCGGGAACTTGAGGGTGTTCGGGTTGATCCCGTGCGCCGCCGCCAGCTCCTCGAGGTTGAACGACGTGCCCATGCCGTTCTTGTCCGAGTGGACGTACAGGAACGCGTCGCCGTGCTTCCGTTGGAACGCCGCGAAGGCAGCGAAGGCTTCGTTGAAGCCCTTGCGGTCGTCGGGGTCCTTGTTCATCGCGACCATGCCGACGAGGAACGCCGTGTCGGGGATGCCGATCAGGTCGCGGGCGGGGATGGCGCCGTGCTGCGGATGGTCGAGGATCGGGGTCGGCTTGTAGACCCGAGTGTCAACCGCAAGCGGGACGTACACCGGGTCGAGGCCGGCGAACTTGAAGGCGTGCTCACCGAACTGCGACATCGCGACGGGCAGCGACTTCGAGTTGTCGAAGAACTTCACGACCCCCGGAGGGCAGGGGAAGTGATCGACCGGGGCCCACGCGGCGACGTTGAAGTCCGCGAGTAGCGGGTTCTCCGCCAGGGACCAGACGTCGCCGAGGATGATGATCCAACCGGCGAGCGGGTCACCGTCGAACCAGTGCATGGCGTGGTTATGGACGATGTCCAAGCCGTTGAGCGCCCAGCCCACCGGGTAGATGCGGATGCCCTTCTCCCACAGCTCCGGGTTCCGGGGGGCGTCGGGCTTCCACGAACCCGTTGAACCCTGCTGGCCGAACGTCGCCGAGATCGCCACCTCGTGGCCGGCGTCATGCAGCCGCTCGGCGATCTGGGCGACCTGGACCCCGTAGCCGGTCTTCGTGTTCGGGCCGTTGGAGTGGATGAGGAACTTGCTCATCGCTGGGCCTTCATGGCGGCGACGAGTGCGTCCTCGGCCTTGTGCGTATAGGCGAGGGCATCTCGCACGGCCGGACGCTGGTCCGGATCGGCCGCCGCTAGGGCCTTGTCGATGGTGGCGGCCAACCGACGAACCTCCGAGTAGGCCCTGGACAGGTCTCCGCCAACATTGCGAGCAAGGGCAGTGCGCCTGTCTCGCTCCTCCTTCTCTGCGAGTGCCTTCGACGCCGCTTCGGCTCGACGCCGGTAGGCGTGCTGGTTCGCTTGCCGACGAGCCCTGTACTCAGGGTCGATGGCTCGGTGAACCGTCGCGTCCGCTGCGCCGAGCTGCTTGCCGATCTCCTTGTAGGAGAGCCCCTGGGAGCGGAGCGCCTGAACCTGCGGCACAAAGAGCGGATCGATCTCATGCCGTGGCAATCGCCCCCCCTTGGGGCGGGCCATCCCAGCGGAGGTGAGATGTCGAAACGCCCCGATGATCGACGGGGAGTCGGACGTGGCGGCCCACGACTCAACCTCCGAGCGAAACGTGGCGAGGCGGCTGTAGACGTAGGACACCGAGATGGAGAACGGAAGGTTGTTCTTGACCCACGACTTCCACTCACCCGCGGGCATCTTGGCGTGAGCCGCCAGCAGGATTTCACCGACAGAGACGGCGTGGGCCAGGGCGTCTTCGACCTGGGTCCGAGCAAGACCGACGCTGCGCTCGCACGCCTCATGGGCGGTTTCGGCGCGGGCTGCCAGCTCTTCCAAGCTGAGCGTCGACAGGTCGACGTCATCGACCGTGGCGGGGACGTGAACGATGGTCATGTGAGATTTCCTCCCGAGCAGGGGGTGAGCAGGAAGTGCCGCCCGCGCAGGGCCGGGACCGACCGAAGTCGGCCCCGGCGCTCCCTGCTCGGGGGGCAGGCTCGCCAGGGGATGGCGAGAAGTTGGACTCAGAGAGTCCGGATCGCGTTGATCGCGTTGGCGTCGATCGCGTCGCCATCCACGCGGGCGAGCCCACGGAAGGAGACGAGATCCTCGGAGAACTTGAAGTCATCCGAACGCTCGAGCGAGAAGCCCTGAGCGACACGCACGTAGTAGGTCGACCAGTCGCCGAAGTAGGCGACCTTGTTCGTCGACGCGATCGACGCGACGTTCGGGTCGGTCCACACCGGGTAGCCGAGGAGGCGATCCGGCTCGGCGCCCTGGATGCCGGCCGTCAGCGACGGGGCCCACAGGACCGCACCGACCGTGCCGCCAGCGCCGTCACGGAGCTTGCGGAGCTGGCCCGCGGTCTTGTCCTTCATCAGGAAGCCCGTGGAGGGCCGGTCCCGGTAGTTGCCGTTCACCGAGTACACGAGATCCACGAGGTTCTCGTAGGTGATGCCGGCGACGAGGCCGCCGATGGTGCCACCGGTCGGAGCGTTGGCGTTCGTCACGATGGTGTTGATGCCGTTGGGGGCACCCGAACCACCGCCGGTCACGAGGGCCTCGCCGACCTTCTCGCCGACGGCGCGGGCGACGTTCGAGGCGACGAAGCCGAGGATGTCGACCCCGTCGTCCTGGAGGGTCTCCCGGGTCAGGTAGACGAGCTGGCCGTACTTGTAGGCGTTCAGCGTGATCTTGCCGAACACGGCGTCGGTCCCGCCGATCGCGGTGCCTTCACCGACCTGCGTACCGATGCCGTGGGTCACGACCTTCGGGAAGTCCAGCGGGTTGCCGCCGGAGGTGTTCCACTTGGTCGTGGGCATCCGCATCATGGCGACCGAAGCCGTCATGTACTCGTAGATCGTCGACGCGAGGTCGGTCGGGACCAGGAGCGAACCCGAGTCGGCGAGGCCGCCGGTCGAGATGGTGTTGCGGATGTCCCGGGCGTCAGCGCCGGCACGGATCGCATCCACGACGCGCTGGGCGCCACGGAGGTCCACGTCGAAGCGGGCGTCACCCTCACCGCGGGCCCACGCCGCGAAGCGTGCGACCTCGGACTGGGTCTGCTCGACCGGGGCGGGACCGAACACCGAAGCGTTGACCTCGCGGACCTTGGCCGACTCGACCTCGCGGGTCTCACGATCCACGAACCGGGTGATCTCGGACTCGAGCTCGTCGATGCGAGCCTGGATGCGGGCCTCGACGGCCTTCTCCTCCTCGTTCATCGGCTGGCCGGGATGGGAGGAGACGACCGCGTCGAAGTGGTCGTTCAGCTCCTTGTGGGCCTTGATGCGCTCCTCGTTGAGGGCGCGGACGTGCGAACGGATGTCCATTTGGACACCGCCTTTCAGAGAGTTGGGGTGGGGGGGTCAGGCGACGAACTGCGGCGGGAGCGCCGAGGCGACCGCGCTGGCCCGCTTGGCGGCTGCCATGCGAGCGGCGACGATCTCCGGGTGCTCTACCGGTGCGTCTTCCTGGGGGAGCAGGCCGTCGAGCCGGTCGAAGGAATCGCGGAGCCCGCTCAGGCTCTCGACGATCGAGTTCGACAGGGTCTTGCCCACCTCAGCGCGGACGGCGCTCACCGTCTCCGCACTGGTCACTGCATCATCGACCGCGCTCACGGCCGCTGAGATCTTCTCTGCGAGGGTCTTGTCCTTCGGGCCGGAGCCCGGGACCAGCACCTCGTCCGCGAGCCCTTCGGCGACAGCCCGTTCGGCCGTCAGCCAGGTCTCAGCGTTCATCAGACCGAGGAAGTGCTCGGCGTCCTTGTCGGAGTTCGCCGCGTAGATCCCGGCGATCACAGCGTCCTGCTGTTCGAGGATCGACGCCATGTCTTCGAGGTCGGTCTTGTTCCCCACGACCATGCCCCACGCGTTGTGGATCATCATCTGCGACGAATCCACCATGATCCGGTGGTCACCAGCCTGGGCGATGACGGAAGCGATCGAAGCGGCGATGCCATCGACCCGGGTCACGATCCTGGCGGGATGGGTACGGAGCGCGTTGTAGATCGCGATGCCGTCGAACACGTTCCCGCCAGGCGAGTTGATCTCCACCCGGATCACCGGGGCCGTGATCCCATCGAGATCAGCGGAGAGGTCGAGGGCGTTCACGCCCAGCGACCAGATCTCGTCGTAGATCCGCACCACCGCTTCGTCTCCGGCAGCGTTCTGGATCGTGTAACCAGCCTCCCGACGGGGGGCGGTGACCTCGACGTGCTCGGCCGCCTTGGCGCGAAGGTCCGCGATGACGTCCGGCATCTGGGCCGAGAGCTTGGACTTGAGATCGTCGCGGGTGAGCGAGCCGCGTTCAGTGGTCGTCATTGCTCACCCTCCGGGGGTGTGGGGGACTTGGAGACGACAACGTCGCCGCCGGGAAGCGGGGCCCAGTCCTCGAAATCGCGGGCCTCGTTGGGCACCGCGAACTCGTTCTGGATGGCAACCGCGTAGGACTCGAACCGGGTCTTCATGTCGCCCCGCAGCAGGCCGTTGACATTGAGCTTCACGTACTGTGGGCGGGGAAGCACCCCAGCAAGTGCACGCTCGAGGCGCGTGATCCACGGCAGGAACGTCACCTGGACCTTGCGGGCGTTCCGCTGCTCGAGGTTCGCGTAGGTGAGTGACGTGCCGTCGACCGGAAGGCCCATTTCGGCGGGGTCGATCTGGAACATGAGCGAAGCGATCTGCGAGGCCGTGAACTTCTGGGTCTCGAGGAACTGGGCCTGCTCGTTCGTGATCGACGTCTGCTTCCAGGTCGCCCCGCCCACCAGCACGCCAGTCCGATGCGCCTGCTCCGAGCCGGCGTGGGTCTTGTCCCAGCCCCGCGCCATGTTCCGGGCACCGTCCGGGGTCATCTCCTGCGGCGTTTCAATCACGCCCGCCATGACCGCGCCCTGGCCGAAGAACTTCGCCCCGAACTCCTCCGCAGCGAGGCCCTTGCCGATCGTCTGTCGGGCAGCCTCCAGCGGAGACATCCCCTCGTCAGACCCGGGCCACATCACACCCGGGATGTGCAGGATCTCGAACGCAGTCAGCTCGCGTCCGTTGATGTCGAAGACCTTCCGGCCCCGTTCGCGGCGGACACTCACCGATTCGGGGTTCAACGGGATGATCTCGACGAGCCTTCCGCCCGAAAAGACCTTCAACCCGTAGAAGTTCCCGGCGATCAGCAGCGAGGTGAGCACCTGTGTCGCCCAGGCCGTGAAGTCGAGGTCCGACGTCGGGTTCTTGATGATGTCCGGGGTCTTCACCGGTTCGGGGGAACCGTCCGATCGGCGACGGAGAACATCGACCGGAAGCGTCGAGATTCCGTCGCAGATGAACCGATTGCAGCCGTAGACGGTCAGGAGCTGGAGCGCCGCGGTGTTGTCGACGGACTTCCCGGCCCACGTCGACCCCCCGGACCCCGACCAGTCGCCCCACGGGGTCACCTGAATGGCGTTGGACACCTCGCGCCGTGCGAGCGCACCGAGGACCGTCACTGACTACCGCGCTTGTCGAGCTCCGCGGACTTCACGAGCCCGCACACACCGGCACCGATCAGGGCGGCGCCCGTCCCGTGGATCTCGTACAGGCCGCCGACGACAAGCCCGGCTCCGGCGAGCTCAAAGAGCCACGCGGAACGGAGGGATCTGACGATCTGGGCGAGGGTTCGTACCATTGCTCACTCCTCGTCCAGTAGTTCATCGAGCGAATAGAACGCGGGCTCGGTAACGGGTTTGGTTGTGCCGGCCGCCCATCGGGCGAGAGTCGCGGCGTAGAGCGGCGAGATGTCCACCGAGGACCGGAGGCGGGACCACAGCCAGCCGCCGTCCCCGATGTCCCGGCGAGCGGCGTTGCCAACGGCCCGGTCGAGGACCTGCTGGTGCGGATGGTTCGGGACTTTGGCCTCGTGGGAGACCACCGCGGTCAGGAAGCCGCCGCACGCCTGCTGGGCTTCGCGGCTAGTCACCTGCTGGACGGTGATCCCGGCTCGCTCGAGCGGAGCGATCAGCTCGCCAGCAGGACCGGCGGGATCGAGGATGAGCTCGCCGATTTCGTGCCGCTTCGACAGCACCTTCGGAACGACCCAGCCGGTGCCCTCGGCGTACTCCACCACTTCGATGTGGACCCCGTCAGAGACAGCGACCGACGTGTTTCGACCACCGGGCGAGACATCGATGGCGTAGCGGAGCGGACCCGACGGCTTGTGCCCGGACTCGGCGCACAACAGCCAGTCCCCCGGGGGGATCAGCACGCCAGCCTGACCAGGCTCCGGGTCCCACACGCACAAGCACTCCCGGGCGAACAGCTCCGGGCCGAGCTCGTCGTAGAGGGCCTGCATCGACTCCTCGGTGACCCACCTACCCAAGCCGGGCATCGACCGGTACCAGGCGTCCTTGTCGGAAGGGTCCGGGGGTTCGGTGACGATCTTGTCGTCGACGACCGTGACGGTCTCGCCCGTCATCTCCGTGTACGCCAGCCGTCCGCCCGTGCCGAGGACCGCCTGGCGGCGCATCTCCCACGCCACCGACGAGCCCTCGAGGCCGCCGGAACCGGCGTACCAGGTTTGCGAGTTGGGGTTCGCGAGCTTCGCAGGACCCGACGCGGCGACATGCTCGCGGCTCAGGTGCTGGGCTTCGTCGTAGACGACCAGGTCTGCCTTGGCGAAACCGCGCCCCGATCCTCCGGTGCGGGCTCGGTACTTGAGCCGCTGCCCAGTGAGGAGCTCGATGCCCTGTTCGCCGTTGGCGTACCGGATGCGAGCAACCCTCTTGCGGAGGTCGTCGTAGTTCTCGAACACCGACACCAGGCGCAAAAACGATTCGTTTGCGGTGGGGAACTCGTGGGCCGTGTGGATGATGAGCTGTTCGCCGAACAGGATCAGACCGGCCAGTTCCCTCGCCGCGATCTTGTCGTTCTTCCCGGTGCCCTGCCGAGGACCGAAGTCCCCGATCCGGGTCGCGCCCCACGACCGATCGGCCCGCTCACCCAGCGCCGATCGGAGGGTGATCTTTTGCGACTCCGCTAGCGGGTTGCCGTCACAGATCCCGTACGCGTCCGCGAGCTCAATGGCTTCCTCCGCTGCGACGAGGCTGACCACGTCGGGAGGCTGATGGTGAACCACCGGCTGCTGCGATCCGAGCCTCTCGGCGGGCGACGAGGTCATCGGCCGGCGAAACCTCCATCGACCCGCCAAGAGCGGCGAGATCCTTCACGACCGCACGGAGCTGACCGGCGATCTGCGCCTTCACGGCATGGTCCGCCACCTCGAACGCCGCCAAGAGCCCTACACGCAGGACCTCCAGGTCCTCACGCTGCCCCACAGACCCCCCCCTGGTGACTAGAGAGAGGGCAAAGCG